AAGCCTGACTCACCGCCCGCTCCGCCCCAGGCTGATCCCGCGAAGGTGGCCGAGCTTCAACTCGCGCAGCGCGAAGTGGATATCAAGGCATACGAGGCTGAAACGGAACGCCTGAAGGTCTTGGGCGCGACGATCACGCCCGAACAGATTCAGATGCTGGTGGCTCAGACCGTCGCCCAGGCGCTGGCGAACACGCCCCCGGTGCACACGCAGAGCACGGAGACGGTGCTAGTCGTTCCGCAGCCTGAGATGGAAGAGCCGGAAGATCCCGAGGGACAAGAAGAGTCGGACGACACGGGCGAAGAGTCGGACGACGACAGAGACACGCCGGAAGGCGGGATGCAACGAGAGGACTAGATGAGCGACTACAACGCGCCGACATGCTGCCCCGGCTGCGGGGCGCCGCTTGGCGTGGCGGATCACGAATGCACCTACTGCCTTCGCCCGCTTCGGCTCAATCTTGGTCATCTGGCGGGCAGCCATTCGAATGCCTTCAGGGTGATTGACCAGATCACGCAGAAGTCGCTATCCATCGCTCAGGAGAAGGTTCGATGCGTGGCTGTGTATGGCTATCAAAGCGTCAGGCCGCGCAATATGGCTGCCTTTCGCGTCAGTTGGTAAGGACACGCCGGAACAGCCCCCCGGCATGTAGCGGGATGACCCCGCTTCATTCATCGGGGCAGCGCATCGCTGAGACAGCGACCGCAAGGAGTGAGCGAAATGCTCGAAATGACCGCAGACAATCCGCCGAGCGCGGAACCTGCAACGGTGGAACAAACGCCCCCCGTTGAATCCACCACCCCCGACGCCGAAGCCAACCCGCAACTCGAAGGCGAGGCCCTTGCCACTGGCGAGGAAACCGACCCGGACGAGCTTGAGGAAGAGCTAGAAGGCGTCAAGCTGCGCGGCAAGAAGGAAGCCCTGGAACGCTTGAAAGCCGAAAGGCTGATGCAACAGGACTACACCCGCAAGACGATGAGTCTCGCGGAGGAAAAGCGCGCAGCAGAAGCCGAGAGGCAGCAGTTCCAGCAAGTGCGGGAGCTGCACAGCAAGATGGATCAAGAGCTGTTTCAGCTCCGGTCCGTCGATGCGCGGCTGGCTCAACTGCGTGGCGTGAACTTCGCCGCGCTGAGTCAGCAAAACCCGGAATACGCGCAGCAACTCCGGGACGAGCTGATCCAGTTGCAGGCTTACCGCCCGCAGTTGGAAGGCTCCATCACGCAGAAGCAACAGCAATTGCACCTGAACGAGCAGCAGCAGACTGCCAAGCTGTTCAGTGAAGCTCAGGCGTTCCTCATGCGTGAAATCAAGGGCTGGTCCCCTGCAAAGGATGCAGAGCTTGAGAGCTACGCCAAGTCTCACGGTGTCAACACCGGCGAGCTGGGCAAGTTCCTGCTTCGCAATCCGCAAATCGCCGTGTTGATTGACAAGGCGCAGAAGTGGGACAAGTCCATCAAGGAACGAATGACCACCATCAAGCAACAGGCAGCGGCACCGAAGCCGCCAAGCCGCATTGAAGGTGGCAAGGCGTCCACGCAAAAGGCGCTTTCCGACATGAGCCCGGCTGAATACCGGGAGTGGCGAGAAAAGCAACGTCGCTGACAACTTCGTCAGTTCTCTAACGCCGAGAGGCGCTGAGGAAACAAAATGAGCAATACGTTCAAGGTGATCGACATGATCGCCAAGGAAGGCCTGGCCATCGCGCACGAAAAGGCCACCTTCTGTTCCACCGTGAACCGTCAATACGACGAGTCCTTCAAGCCGCAGAGCATGGGCAACGGGCGCATCGGCGGCACCCTCCGGGTTCGTGATCCGAACGAGTACACCGTCCGCACCTCCGGGCGCGTGATGGACATTCAGGACACGGAAGAGACCACGCAGACCATCACGCTGGCGACTCAGTACGGCGTGGATATGCGGTTCACCTCCACCGACCTGGCGCTGAACGTGGACAACCCGTCCGAAGTCCGCGCGTTCTCGCAACGCTTCATCGAGCCGGCCATCTCCCGCCTGGTGTCCCGTATCGATGGCGAGTGCCTGGCGACTGCCACGAAGGCGACCTACAACGTCGTCGGCACGGCGGGCACCGTGGTCGGTGCGTCGGGTGACATCACGGCCCTGGGCCAAGCCCGCGCCCGCATCAACCAAGGTCTCGCGCCGAAGGAGAACCGCGCCCTGCAAATCGACTCGATCACGATGGCCTCTATCGTGAACGCGAACAAGGGGCTTTTCATCCCTGACGGCCAGATCAAGAAGGCTTTCACCGAGGGCTACTACGGCCGCTCGGCGATGGCGGACTTCTACGAGAACGACCGCACCTACAACCATGCGGTGGGTTCCGATGTGACGGTGAACACCTCCAGCTCGGCCGGCGTGACCGATGGCGGCACCACGATCACGATGAACAGCACGGACGGCAACATCAATGCCGGCGACGTGTTTACCGTGGCCGGTGTGTACGCCTGCCACCCTGAGTCCAAGACGAGCCTGGGCTACCTGCAGCAGTTCGTCGCCGCTGCCGCATCGACGGGCGCCGTGACGGTTTCCCCGCCCACGGTGCTCACCGGCGCGAAGCAGAACGTGTGCTCCATCTCCGGCGCGCAACTGGCAACCACGGACTTCAACGGCAAGACCATGACCTTCGTGGGATCCGCTGGTGTGTCCTACCGCCAGAACCTGATGTATCAGCGCGATGCGTTCGTCTTCGTCATGGCTGACATGCCCGTGATGGACGACGCGCACAAGTGCGTGGTGCGCCGTGACGAGGGCTTTTCGCTGCGGGTGTGGATGGCTTCGGACATCCGCAACGACGAACTGCTGTGCCGCGTTGACGCCCTGTGGGGCTTCAAGACCGTGCGCCCTGCATGGAGTACCAGAATCACCAATTGAGTGGAGGCCCTTCGGGGCCTTTTTCTTTCCCTCTCATTTCAAGGAGCATCACATGCCCGAGTACAACTATGCGTCCGATGGGCGCCCCGATGGCCTGATGGTCGGCAACTCAGCCAGCGATCCGGTCGGTTTCCACGGCACGGCCCCTGTGGCGCAAGCCAGCTACATCGCCACGATCACGGCCAGCGCCACGCTGAGCCAGATGGTTGTGAACATGAATCTTCTGCTGGACGCGCTCAAGACCAAGGGCCTGATCGCCACGTCGTGAAGATCCACTTTGACGGGCACGTCCCGGTGCCGCATGACGAGATGCTGCGGCATGTTGCTCATGCTCACGCGCTGGGCTTACCCGTCATTGAGGAATCTGAAGCACATGGAAGGCCGCTTGCCATCGTCGGCGGCGGTCCTTCCGTGTCCCATCACCTAGACGAGATTTCGGAGTTCTCCGACATCTGGGCAATCAATGGGGCTTGTCGTTTCCTGCGGGAGAACGGCATTGACTCCACGCTGATTTCTGTTGACCCGTGCGACTTCCTGGCCCCACGGGTGAGCGGAGCAAGGCGAGCCATCCTCGCCTCACGTTGCCACCCTGACACGTTCGCTTGTCTGTCCGATGCAGATGTGCGGATCTTTGATCTGGTCAACGACGTACCAGGCGGGCACATCGTGAGCACGGCAACGGCGATGGTTGCTTTCTCCGTGGCTCCGTTCATGGGCTACCGAAGGATCGTGTTCTACGGGTGTGAGGGGTCTTACACCGACCGCACCCACGCCTACATGGACGAGGCGGAATTGCAGGATGGCCGGTTCACCGTGGAGTGCGGTGGGGAGTGTTTCGACACCGCTCCCGATCTCTACATGCTGACCACGCAGATGGCCGACCTGATCCGCCTGACGGTCCCAGGCGCCTACACCGACCGCAGCGGGGGACTTCTGCGCGCCTTGATTCGGAGCCCGGAACATGAAATCACGGCCCTCTCACCCGGACTGCGTGCCCGGCTGCGTTTCGCGGACCCTGTTGCCGGGTGCTAGTTCGCTCTATGTTGGATTTGACACGCACGACATGGGCTGCTGGGTCAATGCGGGGGATGGTTGGTATCACCCGGAGTATCGGGACCACATCCAGCAATGCAACGAGGTTCTAGGCCCTCCCGAGTTCTGGGAGATGCGCGAAGGGTTCATCTTTTTTGACAAGTGCGCCCTTGACCCGTGTTTGGTCAGGGTGGAACCGAGATACGCCACGCAGTAACAACAGCCAAGCCGGTCGGCTGCCTATGACCGGCAAACCAAGGACCAACCGTGAATGCCACCTACGAAAGCAGCGGGCCTGTCGCCGCCAACCCGGACCGCGAACTGACGTTCGGAGAGAAGGCAGTCGGCCTGACCTTCAACCCAAGTCAAGACCCGGCCGTCTACTCGTGCAAGTCGGAATTCGCCGCCGTCATCGACCGGATGAACGATCTGCGCAACAAGTCCGACAACGCCGACGTGAAGCGCATGGCATCCGTTGCCATCACGGAAGCGCAGACCGCGCAGATGTGGGCCGTCAAGGCGCTGACCTGGCGCGCGTGATCTGACGTAACAGCACCGCACACAGGAGACGAGAGATATGCCGCATTGGATGAAAAGCGCCGAGCACGGAATCATGCCGGTCTATGACCTGGGCGAAGTGGAGCGCCACAAGAAGCTAGGCTGGGTGCTGCTGAACACCGGCGAGGCACCGGACCTGGGCGCGAAGGTGGAACAGCCCAAACCAGTCCCGAAGGATCTTTCGGTCCCGGACACGAACGATCAGGAGACCGTGACGGACATCCTCGATCTGCCGGTGGTGGAGATCCTGCCGCAGTTCGCCGGGATGTCCAGACAAGACCTGGAAGCCCTGCGCCAGCGCGAGGTGCAAGGCAAGGCGCGCAAGGGTCTTCTGGCCGCGATGGACAACGCGCTGAAGGGCTGATGCGATGGATGCCGTCACGAACTACAGCACGCTGAAAGCCGCTATTCCCGGCATGCTGAAGCGTGACGGTGACACGCAGATTACCGAGAACGTCGCCCTCTTCATCCAATTGTGCGAGGCTGATTTCTACGACCGCCTGTTGCTGCGGGATGAGGAATCGGAGACGACGCTAACCGCCACTGTAGATTCCGCGACCATCCCGCTGCCGAGTGACTTTCTCAGCGAGATTGCACTCTGGCTGATCGTGGATTCGCAGCGGGTTGGACCTATTGACAAGGTGCAGCCTCAACAGTTGCCCTATGACACCGAAAGCACACAGCCGGCGATGTGGGCGGTTGATGGGGCGAATGTGCGGTTTGACTGCCCCTGCGACTCGGCCTACTCGGTCCCGTTCCGCTACCGTCGAAAGACCGTGTTGTCGGACGCGAACCCGACGAACTACCTGATTCTGCGCCGTCCTGACCTGTACCTCTACGGGTCATTGGTGCAAGCCGCGATGTTCACTGAGGACGACGCGGCGTTGACCAAGTTCGGGGCCTTGTATGACACGGCCATGAGATCCGCGCAGAACGTCGAGGCGCGGAATCGGCGCGTGAAGATGCGGACCGACTTTCCCGGCACGCTGGGCAGAACCAACATCCTCACCGGGGACTGACGCATGACCGTCGAATCAGCGACCTCCATCAATGACCTGAACGTCAGCTATCCGGCGAATTCGGATGTAGCGAGTGAAGGCGCGGCACACATCCGGCTGATCAAGACGCTGCTGAAGGCTGATCGTGGGCTGGTGCTGACGGACAAGTCAGCGGCCTACACGTTCGTTCTCACGGACGCGAACAACGCATTCCGCCACCCGTCAACGGACACCACGGCAAGAACGTGGACCATCCCAGCGAATGCATCCGTTGCCTTTCCCGTGGGGACGTGCCTGACGTTCATCAATCAGAACTCAGCCGGTGTCATCACCATCGCCATCACTGCGGACACGATGCGTCTTGCCGGGTCGGGCAGTACCGGCTCCCGCTCCCTGGCGGCGAACGGGTTTGCCACGGCGATCAAGATTGACACGACGGAGTGGATCATTACCGGGACGGGCCTGACGTGAGCATCCAGCAGCTCCTGGCCGCGTACTCCGGGGCCTCTTCCGTCACCCCGGACGATCCGTACTTCTCCGACGTATCGCTGTTGCTGCACTGTGAGGGAGCGGACGGTTCCACGACGTTCACAGACAGCTCGGCCAACGCGGCATCGATCACCGTCGGGTCTGGATGCGTCATTGCGACGGCCCAATACAAGTACGGCTCTGCGTCTGGGTATTTCCCCGGCACGTCCGGGGCATACCTGCTGACTCCGACCGGCAGCGAGTACGGGTTCACCGCTGATTACACCGTCGAGGGGTTCAAGCGATCCGGCTCCCTCGGCTCTAACAACTGCTGTCTGTTCGACAGCCGGTCCGGTGGGCAGGGGATCGCCATCTATGCGTCGGCCAACGATCCAGCGGGGATCAATCGGCTGGTTCTGGCGAACAACTCGGCGGGTATTGCTGGGTATGGAACCACCGCATTCACGGCGGACACTTGGCAGCATTGGGCCGTATCCCGTCAAGGGTCAACGACGCGCGGTTTCATCGATGGGGTGGAAGTCTGGTCTGTGACCGACTCTCGCACCCTCGCAGCTTCAACGCGGTATTCGATTGGCGCTGTCTACGACGGCGCACAGCGTTACAACGGTTATTTGGACGAGGTTCGAGTGACCATCGGACGGGCTCGCTATACCGCGAACTTCACTCCCCCCTCTCAAGCATTCCCCGACTCATGAGATACGACGTGAAGGACTGTTCGCAGGGGGTCAATCGTGACCTGATGCCGCAGGAACTCGCCCCCGGCTCGTGGTCGGCCGTGAAGAACATGCGCTTTGCCAAGGGGTTTGCCGAGCGCATCAACGGGATTTACGATCAGTTCTCGGCCCCTTCCGTCACACCGTACTGGCTGCACTACTACGAGACTGCAACGACTGGATTCTGGGTCCATGCCGGGTTGGATGCGGTCTATGTGGACGACGGCACGACCCGCACCGAGATCACCGGCTCTGCGCCAACGGGGGCGATTGACGACCGTTGGACGGGTGGCGTGATTGGTGGTCTCCTGGTCATGAACAACGGTGTTGACCAGCCGATGTACTGGAACGGCAACACGGCGACGAACCTTGCCACGCTGACCGGATGGGACGCCAATGAACGCTGCAAGTCCCTGAGGGTGTTCAAGCAATTCCTTTTTGCCCTCAACATCACGAAGAGCGGGACGAACTATCCCCACATGGTCAAGTGGTCCGCTGCGGCTGCGCCTGGGGCTATTCCTTCGTCTTGGGACGAGGGCGACGACACCCTAGAAGCCCGTGAAGTCGAGATTGCCGAGACTTCCGACCCGATCATTGATGGTTTCCAACAGGGCGATTCGTTCATCGTGTGCAAAGAGCGGTCCATGTACCGCTTCACGTTCATCGATGGGCAATACGTCTTTCAGTCTCAGAAGCTCCCCGGCACTACAGGGATGATGGCGAGAGGATGCTCGGCCCCTACTCCGATGGGGACTGTGATTCTCGCTGTTGGTGATGTGGTTCTATTCGACGGGCAGCAAGCGGTATCGATCGCTGACGGCCAGGTCAAGGAATACATCTTCAACTCGATGGACCCGGACAACTATGAACGGTCCTTCGTGGTGTCCAACCCGATCCGGCAGGAAACCTTGGTGTGTTTCCCGAGCATCGGGCACTCGTCCTGCGACAAGGCGATGATCTGGGATTGGAACTCGCGCAAGTGGGGCGAGAGAGACCTTCCAAACGTCACCTATGGGGCAACGGGCCTGATTGATGACGCGGACACAAACCGCACTTGGAACGGCCTCACGATGACGTGGGACCAGATCAATTGGGCTTGGTACGCGGAGACGCTGACGTCGAACCAGACTCGTCTGATGCTGTGCAGAACCGCCCCGGCGATCTCGGCGTATGACTTCGGCGGGGACGACGACGGCGCGGAGATCGAGAGCTTCCTTGAACGGGTTGGAATCTCCACCGGCGAGGATGGTGTGTTCCTGTGGAAGGACGTTTGGTTGAACGTCGATGCACCTGCGGGGACTGAGATTGAGGTGTCTTTGGGTGCTTCCATGTACCCGAATCAAGCCCCGATCATGCGTGACCCGGTGACGTTCACGGTGGGTTCAACGCACAAGGCGAATGTGATGGTGAAGGGGCGCTACTGTGCGCTGAGGCTGTCGCACAGCGGGCCGCAGAAGTGGAAGATCAGAAGCTACGGAATCGGCGTGCAGCCGGCAGGGAAGTTCTAGGGTGTACACCCCACTGCAACCGCCTTCCGACCCGAAGGCGCTTTCGGCGTTCCTGCAAAATGAACTCCAACGCATCGCGCAGACCTTGAATGGTCGCAATGACCGTGTGCAGTTCCGCGAGCTTGCAACAGACCCTAGCAAGCCACGCGACGGTGATGCGATCTACGCGGACGGGTCGAACTATGACCCAGGCCTAGGCGAAGGGCTGTACGTCTACACCGGGGGCCTGTGGGTCAAGGCATCCAACGCACTCGCAGGGCAGACGGTCAGCGCGGCAAAGACCTTCGCCATTGCAGATGCCAACAAGGTATTTGTTCACCCGAGCGCGGACACATCGGCGCGGACTTGGACGATTCCCGCGAATTCGTCGGTGGCCTACCCGCTCTATACCTGCCTGACCTTCATCAATCACGACTCGGCGGGCGTGATTTCGGTGGCGATCACGACGGACACGCTACGCCTAGCGGGAGCGGGGACGACGGGCACGCGGTCACTGGCGGCAAACGGCATCGCGACGGCGATCAAGGTCACGTCTACCGAGTGGCTGATTTCAGGAACCGGCCTCACTTGAGGAAACACACATGGCACAAACGAACCTGAGCCCTGAGGCGCTGGCATGGCTGCGGGCCAACCAGAACCCGCAAGCGGTATACAACGATCCGGCCTCGGGCCTTTCCTATGCGGCGCTGCTGTCGCAAGGTGGCGCGCAGGGTGAGGCTGGGTACGGCAACCCGCTGGAACTCGTCGGCTACTACGGGTTCACGCCGGGCCAGAGCAACACGGGTGACGCGATGCACCTGTACGGCACGGATGGCGGGTATCAGGACACCGGCAAATTCG